GCTATCTGACGATGAAATTGAATATTTGCTGGCGAATGATATAGCGCGAGTAAAGAGCGAACTTGCCGACACATACTTTTGGTTCAATGGCATCAACGAAGCGCGTCAAGATGCAATGATCGATATGTGCTTCAACCTTGGTCTGACCAGGTTGCGAGGGTTTGTAAAAGCCCTTGAGGCCATGTCGCGCGAGCAGTTTGATATTGCGGCGGACGAATTCATGGATAGCAAGTGGGCGCAACAAGTAGGCATGAGGGCTGTGAGGGTGACTGAAATGATTAGATCTGGGGAGTATGCATAATGGCTAAAAGTACTCCTGGAACAGCAGGATCAAAAGGCGGCGGGAATGTTGTTCCTGGTACAAGATTTCCTACTAGAGGGGGTGTTTTAAGAAGTCAGATTCCTGCTGGAAGAGGCACGGTTCCTGATAATTATGACTACGGAAGAAACATGCCTCGCAGATTTCCTAGTCCACAACCCAGATATCCAATGCCCAGAAATCCTTACAGTCAACCGCCAAGTCGTTATGGTGGGATGCAAGGCCCAACAGGGTTCGTAGCAAACAATTATCCCTATGGAAGAGGCATGTCTGGTTACAACCGATATGGCGGGATGCGAGGCCCATCAGGTTTAGGTGGGTTTTTAGCTCAACAGCCTCCCATAAGACAAAGACAAATTGACTTTGGAACAGGTTTCCCTACTCAACAACAGGTTGAACAAGACCGTGCCGAAGCTGATGCTCAAGCGGAAAGGGATTACATAGCGCAAGAGGCCGAGGCTGACGCAAGAGAAACCGCAAGACAAAAAGAGGAAGAAAGAAAAAGATATCAGCCTGGTGGTTCTATGAGCAGAACGCGACCAGCAGACGAAAAAACAACGTACCAGCAGATGCTCGAGGGCACATATCAGCCAGATGATCGAGAGAAAAGCCTTGGCTACACAAGTTCTTCTGGTAAGGGCGGCTCTAAAGGTGGGGCAAGGAATGTTAAGTCGCCTACTCCTGGATCAGGCACTGTTGGTGGGCAACCACAGCGTAATGACTATGGCTTTATTATCCCCGATATAGGCATGCCACCGCCAAACACAATGGGGCAGTTTGGCAACAATCCACCGCCAAGCCCTGTCCGACAAGATTACACGGGATCGCCTCCTCCAATGATCGACGCAGGCCAATACCTAAGAACAGGTGAGATTCCAAGCTTGTCTCAAGGTTTGCCAGGTTTGCCGGAAAGACCGATGTTTCAGACTCAAGGGCCAGAAAGCTTAATGGGAGAAATAACTCAATCACCTAGATTTCAAGCGATGCAGATGGGGCAAGCTGGTGGGAGGCCAAACATAAGGCCAGCTATGAACGTCGGTAAGGCAACGGGTGGCCCTGTAGGGTTGGCTTCGTTGATTGGTCGATACTAAATGACGCTGGCGAAGGTACAGTTCGCCCCAGGCGTTAACAAAGAAGGCACCGAATACACAGCCGATGCTGGCTGGTTTGACTCTGACAAGATCAGGTTTAGGCAAGGCCGAGTAGAAAAGATTGGCGGTTGGACTAAGTACTCTGATCAAAGCTTTCTTGGTGTGTGCCGATCACTCCATCACTGGTCTTCGCTCGAATCAATTAACTACATTGGGATTGGCACCAATCTAAAGTTCTATGTAGCAGAAGGCTCTGGATACAACGATGTCACGCCGATCAGGCTGACCACTAGCGCAGGTGACGCGACCTTTGCAGCTACTAATGGTTCCTCAACTATTACCGTCACCGAGACTGCACACGGGGCAGTGGTCAATGACTTCGTTACCTTCTCTGATGCAGCATCTTTGGGCGGCAATATAATTGCAGCAGTCTTGAATCAGGAGTATCAAATTGCTTCTGTGCCCACGACAAACACCTTCACCATCGTGGCAAAAGATACTAGCGGCGCTACTGTAACCGCCAACGCAAGCGACAGCGGCAACGGTGGTAGCTCAACAGTGGCTGCGTATCAGATCAATACAGGTCTGAACACGTTTGTTCAAGGCACTGGTTGGGGTGCTGGCACATGGGGTTCTGGCACTTGGGGTAGCTCTAGCAGTGTTGCTTCTTCTAATCAGTTGCGCTTGATCAGTCAGGATAACTTTGGTGAGGACTTACTCTTCAACATCAGGGGTGGCGGCATCTTCTATTGGGATGAGTCTTCTGGTACTGGTGCTAGAGCGATCAACGCCACAGCTTTGGGCAGCGCATCTAATGTGCCAACCGTTGCGTTGCAGGTTTTAGTTTCTGACATAGATCAACACGTTATAGCGTTTGGCACGAACCCGATTGGCTCATCCAACATTGATCCATTGTTTATACGCTTCTCAGATCAAGAGAACGCTGCTGACTGGACGCCAACAGCGACAAACACTGCTGGTGGTGTACGAATAAACTCAGGCTCCCAGATCGTTGGTGCTGTTCAAACAAGGCAAGAGATCCTTGTGTTTACAGATGTCAGTCTTCACTCGATGCGATTTGTGGGTGCCCCGTTCACATTCCAGTTTGCAACGCTAAGTACTGACATATCCATGATCTCACCTAACGCAGCGGTAAACGCTAGAGGTTCGGTCTACTTCATGGATTCAGGTGGTTTCTACGTCTACAACGGGTCAGTCCAGCCACTGCCGTGTAGCGTAAAAGAGCATGTCTTTTCTAATCTCAACAAGGGCCAAGCGTTCAAGGTGTTTGCTGCCGAGAACAATGACTTCTCAGAGGTCATATGGTTCTACCCAGTGGGCACAGGCGACACAGAGATTACAAACTATGTATCGTACAATTACGCAGAGAATCTTTGGGCTGTTGGGACGTTAGATCGGGGCGCATGGATGGGTTACTCGCAAGCCTCGAATCCTATCGCCTCGTCTGTGAATACTGGTGTGACAGATGCTAATTACCTGTACAACCAAGAAACTGGATTCGATGATGACGGATCAGCCATGACTGCATTTGTGGAGTCAGGTGACCTTGAGATTGCTGAAGGTGATCGCTTTATGATGATCAGCAGGATCATCCCTGACTTCAAGTTCAGCGGAACTACAGAAGATGCGTCAATCGACTTCACCATTAAAGGCAGCAACTTCCCTTTAGAGACCCCAACAACACAAGCTACTGCGACTGTTACGCCTAGCACCACGCAATCAAACATAAGGACTCGAGCTAGGCATGCTGTTGTTCGGGTTGAAAGCACAGGTTCTGGCTTTGGGTGGCGACTAGGTGACTTGCGATTTGATATGAGACAGGACGGTAGACGGTAATGGCGACTAGACAGAATCCACTGCCGGTGCCTGCCCCAGAATACGATGTCGGCAACGAGGCAATCACTCGTAGAACAATCGAACAAGCTATGGATCAGATCGAAAATGATGTGATTCAAGCCAAGACTCAAGGTGACAAGACGGGATCGCTTGCCATGCGTAGGTTCCAGTTCTTGTTGATGGGTGCATCGTGACAGACGTTATCAAGGTGCTTGGTCAAGTTGATGTATCAGCAACGACAACGACCACGTTGTACACGACACCTAATCTAGCCCAGACCACAGTAAGTTCACTGGTGATATGCAACCGAAGCGGATCTGCTATCACGTTCAGGGTGAGCATTCATGTGGGCGGTGCGTCAGCAGATGACAAGCAATTTATATTTTTCGATGAAGCTCTCGCAGCAACCACCTCTAGAACGGTTGTGATCGGGATGTGCCTTTCTCAAGCAGATGTGGTTAAGGTTTACGCCAGTGCCGCCAATGTAAGCTTTAACCTCTTTGGAGTGGAGACCAGCTAATGAACAATCCAAACATGTTCCCAATGCAGCCTATGGCGCAGCAGATGGCCCAGCAAGGCCGATACGGCGACAGCATGATGGTTCACATGAACCCGATAGAGGTGGCTGGTATAGCCTCTCTGTCGCCCACAGGGCAACTTACAACCAACCCGATGACAGGACAGCCGGAGGCTTTCTTGCCTTTCCTAGCTCCACTGCTAGGTAGTTTAGCAGGATCAACATTCCTGACAGGCTCTACTCTTGGGGGGCTTTTAGGGACTGGTTTAAGCTCAGGGGTAGCAGGCGCTATCGGATCGGGCTTAGCGACAACAGCAGTGACCGGCGACCTTAAAGAAGGTCTGCTATCTGGGCTAACTGGATTTGGTATCGGTAAGGCTTTGGGTAGTGCTGCTCAAGCTTTAGATCCGGCAGTTACAGAAGCAGCGGCAAAAACTGCGGCAACAGAAGCTCTAGCGGCAGAGACTGTTGGTGGAGCAGCTAAGACTGGAGCACAAACTTTGCTTGAGGGCGGGACAAGAGATGCCGCAATTCAGGCTACTCAAGACGTTGCTGCACAGGGCGCAAAAGATATTGCTACACAACAGGGCTTAGAGCAGATCGCAAGGCAAAAAGCTGAAGAGGGATTGGGACAGTCTTTTTTGAATCAACCAGGTAAGTTTGCTGCTGAAGCTGGGAAAGGACTATTGAACCCTATGTCAGCAGCACCTATAGCTGTAGGCGAAGGCCAACGTGCTGCGTTTAGGCAGCAGGAAGAGATGGATCGTATGTTCGGCAGAAGGGCTGCTGAGAAAGAGCAAGACCTTCGAGATGCTCAAGGCATTGTTGATTCCTCTATCCAACAAGTTGGT